GCACTACGCTACTTGATAATGGGAAGACCCCGTATCAACGATACAATAAATCAGCTTAGACAGTTTAGAAGGGAATCACACTTCACGCCGTCTGACTCAACATTTGGATACTAAAATGAATGACGAAAACACAGAATATGATACGGTCAACAACCTATACTTTGAGCCTGAAGAAACGGCAGGAGGCATGGAGCTTAGCCTAGAGGAAGATGTACGTAACCGTTTCGTAGGCTTAGTAGAAGACCGCTATGCAGCAGCAGAGCAGGCTAGAGACTTTGACGAGGCTCGCTGGCTCACTGCCTATCATAACTTCCGTGGCATTTACAACAAGAATGTAAAGTTCCGTGAGAGCGAGAAGTCTAAAGTATTCGTTAAAGTTACTAAGACTAAAGTTCTAGCGGCATTTGGCCAGCTAGTAGACGTTATCTTTGGAACTGGTCAGTTTCCTATCGGTGTACGTGAGACTCGACTGCCCGAAGGTTTAGCAAAGTATACGCACCTCGAAGCAGGCGCAACAGGTATCGAAACTAGCGCACCCGCTTACGAAGAGCCTGAAGCAGCCCCTGAAGAAGCTAGAAGCCCTTATGATGTTGGCTACGCAGGAGACGGTCGAGACGAGCCTCTTAGCGCAGGTAAAACTTTAAGCGCAGGTAAAAGCGTTGTAAGCGCAGCTATTGAAGAAGCAGGCGCAACATTTAAAAACGGAGCCTCCCCAGACCCACAAGTATTAGAACGCTCTCCTGCTAAGGAAGCGGCACGAAACATGCAGACACTTATCCATGACCAGATTGAAGAGTCAGGCGGTTCTAGTGAGTTGCGTAATGCGCTCCTTGAATCTACACTGTTCGGCACTGGCATCGTTAAAGGCCCATTCAACTACAACAAGACTCTGAGCCGTTGGACAAAAGACGAAGACGGTAATCGAGTATATGACCCTATCAATGTTCGTGTACCCCGTATTGAGTTTGTTAGTATCTGGGATTTCTTTCCAGACCCAAGCGCTACTTCTATTGAAGACTGTGAGTTTATTGTCCACCGTCACAGAATGAACAGGTCGCAGTTAAGAGGCTTGTCCAGAATGCCTTTCTTTAACAAAGACGCTATCCGTGAATGCCTCCAAATGGGGCCAAACTATACTGAAAAAGACTATGAACACGAACTGAAAGACGACCATCGTAGCGAAGACTACGGGTCTGGACAGTTTGAAGTCCTTGAATACTGGGGAATGATGGATGCTGAGTACGCTAGAGAAGTTGGAATGTCATTGCCTGATGAGGTGGACGACCTAGATGAAGTACAAGTTAATGCTTGGGTTAGTAATGGTAAGCTTTTACGTGGGGTTGTTAACCCATTTACACCTTACCGACTCCCATACAATGCCTTTCCTTACGAGCGTAATCCTTATTCTTTCTTTGGTATTGGCGTTGCTGAAAATATGGACGACTCTCAACAAATAATGAATGGTCACGCACGTATGGCTATCGACAATCTTGCACTTGCAGGCTCGTTAGTCTTTGACGTTGATGAGTCAGCGCTGGTGGGCGGTCAAAGCATGGACATTTATCCCGGAAAAGTATTTCGCCGACAGTCTGGAATGCCCGGACAAGCTATCCACGGTGTCAAATTTCCGAACACTTCTCAAGAAAACATGATGATGTTCGACAAATTCCGACAGTTGGCTGACGAACAAACCGGCATCCCAAGTTACTCTCACGGACAAACAGGCGTACAGAGCATGACTCGAACCGCTTCCGGTATGTCTATGTTGTTGGGCGCAGCGTCGCTTAACATTAAAACAGTTATTAAAAACATTGATGACTTCTTGCTGAAGCCTATCGGTGAAGCATACTTCCAGTGGAACATGCAGTTTTTTGAAGGGAACCTTGAAATTCAAGGAGACTTAGAAATTCAAGCAATGGGAACAAACAGCCTGATGCAGAAGGAAGTACGTAGTCAACGACTTACTATGTTCCTACAAACTGCACAGAATCCTGCGATTGCACCGTTTGTTAAAATCTCTAAGATTGTCAGTGAGCTGGCTTATAGCCTTGACCTTGACCCCGATGAGATTCTTAACGACCCTGAAGAAGCAGCAATCATGGCACAAATCATAGGAGCACAAAATGCTGGACAAGGAGATGGCGGGCCGACTGGGGCCGCTGGTCAACAACCCGGAACTATGGGCGGCCCTGAAGGAGCACCTCAACAACCTACGGAACTTGGAGCTACAGGGACTGGCGGTGGAAACATCGGAACTGGGTCTGTACCGCAGGCAGGGGAAAGCGAGTTCACTGGCTAACCTAATGAATTTAAAAGAACAGGCTATTGAAGCCAGACAACGGATAGAGGAACAACGATGAAGAAAGTACCTAAACTAAAATATGCAGTAGGCTCAGTAGCTCAAGCAGCAGCGGAAGGTGCAGATACATTGTTGTCTGAAGCACGTAAAGATGTAGTAGCTCAGCGTAGTCCTGAGCCGGGTGTTGGTAAAGATGATACAGCATTAGCTGAAACACTTGCCAAAGTAGAAGGGCCGGGGAAAACTGAAGCGGTGCCTGAAGGGGGCCAAGACAACCTGATGGCTACTACTAAGCTTGTAAACTCTTTTAGCTTTCAGGGCGGCAACAAGAAGATGGACAAGCAGTTCATCATGGAGTCTTTAAGCTCCGTTGCTGATACCCCTATTGTAGAAAACAAGCAATCTATTGCTGAGTTTATTACTGACCTCCACCGTGTTCAAGTAGAAGAAGAGTCTAAGCCGTTATTGTCCCCGAAGGACTTTCAAAAGCTTAATAGCTTTGCAGCAGACGCTGGTGACGAAGGCCGCTTAGAAAAGAAAGAAGGCGGCGAAGTATCTGACGAAGATAAGTACATTAGTCTTTATAAGTCTATGGAGCAGTCCATGGACAAAGCTAAAGATGATGCTTCTAAGGAAAGAATATACAAACGATTTGCAGAGGTAGAAAACTCTTTTGACGGTAATGTTATTTCTAACGCTTTGCAGAAGATGGACGCAGAGGAAGAAGGTAGAGTAGGTAAGTTCTTTGGCGGCATAATGAAAGGAGCTAAAGAAGTATTAGGTCAAAGTGGTGGCGGTGAACCTACTGGTATTCTTGGCGCAATAATGAAGGGCGGTGCTGAAGGCACAACTACTGTACCTCAAGGCCAAGACGAGGCGGCAAGCATTAGCGCTCTCGAAGGCCCAGACCCTATTTCTGCTGCTAACAATGCACCGATTGCAAACTTTGCAGAGGGTGGACGAATCTCTGTTTCTGAGTATGTAAAAGCTAGAGACAAGGCACTAAAAGATATAGACAACACTGAAAGTCTCACTGAGAGAGAAGAAATCAGCGCAGCTTTTTCAAAAGTATCTAAAGAGTTTATGGAACAAGAAAGTTTAGGTGACTCGATAGATAGAGAGCGAGCAGAAAAAGCAAAAGCTCTTAAAAAGAAAAACATGGGCGGTTCGCTGCTTGCAGACGACAAGCCTGTAGATACTTACGACAACATCCCCGAAGGCGAGAAAGAAGCAGTAGAAGCTTCACAACTCCCTGACGAAGAGATGGAAGATGAGTACGCTGGATTCGTTCTAGGCGAAGCTCTAAGCACAGAAGACCAAGAATATTTAATGGGCGCTCTTGAAGGTGATGAGCGTCTGGGTGGTATCTTTGACAAGGTCATGGATATTGCTGGAGAATTTGCAGGTGACGGAGCCGTTAAAGGCCCCGGCACCGGCACATCAGATTCGATACCCGCAAGGTTGTCGGATGGTGAATTTGTTTTCACCAGAAAAGCAACTGACCAGCTAGGCACGGAAAAGCTTCAAACTATGATGGACGAAGCTGAACGTGCTTACGATGGCGGTTTAATGCAAAAGTACATGGGTGGAAGCATTCTAGGCGGCATGGATGAAGTAGAAGATAATGATAAAAAAGTCTACGACCAGATGTTAACCTCTAATGCCATGCCAAGTGTACGATAACGATAAGGCCACCTGTTAGCGCAGCCCCTTATCAACAACTAATAATCTAAAGGCCACCTTGTAGTATCAAGCCCTATTCAGCAGTCGCGAGCCGAGTAGCTACCTTGAAAAGACGACAAGCCCCAACGGAGTGTGAAATGACTGATTTACCTGAGACACAAGAAGAAGAAGTAGCCAACCCTTACAACATGCATAAAGATTGGCATGATGTTGAGGAGCACCAGTTTGAAGGTGCTGATGGCGCTTACTTTGAAAAGAAACCTAAGAAGGCTACCCGCAAGTCGGCCCCTTCGGATGAAGAATCTGTTACAGATTATAAAAAGAGATACGATGACCTAAAGAAACATTACGACTCTAAGATTAGTGAGTTCAAGCAGAAAGAACTAGAACTACAAGCAGAAACTCGAATGACACAGCATGTTGAACAGGCCGTTCGTCACGAGGATAACACTGAAGCAGTTCAAGCCGAGTATGTTGAACCACAAGCAGAGGCACTAGAACCGGCACGGACATCTACACTAGACGAACGTGAAGCCAGTATTGCACGAAGAGAGGCAGAACAAACTCTCCAAAGTGCTCACCCTGACTTTGCAACTATTCGTCAAAGTGATGAGTTCCACGGTTGGGCCAAAGCGCAACCAGCAGCAATTCAGGACTGGGTGTATAATAATCCCAATGACGTAACACTAGCGGTCAAAGCCATCGACCTTTATAAAATGGAAACTGGTTCAGGGGTTCAATCTTCTACTGGTAAAACAGGAAGTTCACAAACCTCGACCGCTTCGGCAGCGGATATGGTTTCAACTCGAACACAAACCGTAAACACTAATGAGCCGAAGATTTGGTCACAAAGGGAAATTGCTGCGCTGTCTATGGCTGCATACGATAAATTTGAAAAAGAAATCGACGCAGCCATCATGGAAGGCAGAGTAGTTGCTTAATAACTATTGTCTTTAAATCATAAGGAAACATAATCATGGCTCAATTTTTTGAACCCGGTACAGATACCAACGCTAACTTCGGAAACTCTGTCGCAGGACAGACTAACTCTTTCTTCCTTCCAGCCATTTACTCCAAGAAGGTTCTTAACTTCTTCCGTAAGGCTTCGGTTGCTGAAGCAATTACTAATACTGATTATGCCGGTGAGATTTCTGCATTCGGTGATTCCGTAAAAGTAATTAAAGAGCCAGTAATCAGCGTTAGTTCTTATACCCGTGGCACTGCTACTGCTGCCACTAAGCTGACTGACCAAGAAGTTACTTTGGTTGTTGATACCGCTAATGCCTTTAAGTTCATCGTAGACGACATTGAAACTTCCATGTCTCACGTAAACTTTAAAGAAGTTGCTGCTTCATCTGCCGCTTACGCTTTGCGTGATGCGTTTGATACCGCAGTAATTGCAGGCATGTTCGCAGGCTTGTCTGCTTCTACTCCTAACCACATTCTAGGTGCAGATGACGACACTACTATGGCTGCTGGCGTAATTGACGAAGCTTCTAAGTCTATCAACCTGCTTCTTACTGACCCTCTGGATGTACTGGCTCGTATGGCTCGTCTTCTTGACGACCAGAACGTACCAGAAGAAGGTCGTTGGGTTGTAGCTTCACCTGACTTCTACGAGCAGTTGTCTCAGTCTAGCTCTAAGTTGCTGTCTGTTGACTTCAACGGCGGCCAAGGCTCTATCCGTAACGGTCTGGTAAGCTCTGGTAAGTTGCGTGGCTTTGCTATGTACAAGTCTAACAACATTGGCGCTACTTCTGCTGCTGACGGTAAGTTAATTGCCGGTCACATGTCAGCCGTTTGTACCGCACAGACTATCACCAGCACTGAAGTCATTCGTGACCCAGATAGCTTTGGTGACATCTGTCGTGGTCTGCACGTATTTGGTGTTAAGGTTATTCGACCTGAAGCCCTTGTAGGTGGATTCTACAGCTTATCTGCTGGTAGCTAAGCAACAGTTAGTACACATTAAGTGCGGGGGCTGTAAAAAGCCCCCAATCTTTTAACACATTTAAAGGCTAAAGAACTTATGGCAACAACCTACTTAGAACTTACAAATGAATTGCTTCGGGAGTTGAATGAGATTCCGTTGACAGCATCTGATTTTCCAACGGCTGTTGGTGTTCAAGCCCACGTTAAAGATACTGTAAACAAAGCATACTTCGACATGATTAACCAAGAACCGCAGTGGCCTTTTCTATCGGCTGGAGAAAGCGGCGAAGTTAATCCCATGTACGGTAATGTGTATGTCGAAACAGTTATCGGTCAACGCTATTACGAATTAAAAGCTTCGAGTGATTCCATCATCAACGACTACGGTTCAGTTGACTGGGATAACTTTTATCTGACTACTGTAGGTGTGAGCAACGAAACAGCTCCCTACACAGGTACAAATTTAAGATACGTAACTAACGAACAGTGGAAAACTTTCCGCAGAGTTTCAGAGAACCTAGACCAAGCAGACACTACTACGTATGGTACTCCGAATAGTCTTATTCGCAGCCCAGACGCACGTAAGTTTGGACTCAGTCCCATTCCAGACAAAGTATATCGTGTATGGTTTTATGCGTGGGACTTACCCACAAAGTTCACAAACCCTAACGACACAGTTGTTTTTCCAGAGATGTACTCAACAACTCTACTAGCTAGAGCACGTTACTACATCTGGCAGTTTAAAGACAACCCACAAGCAGCCGCATTTGCCCTAGACGACTACAAGAAAGGCATGCGCTCAATGCGCTCAAACCTTATTGAGCCTACGCCCTTCTATATGTCTGACGACAGAGTGAGGTACACCTAGTATGTCGCAGTCCCAACCTTTTGGTTTCTCTTGTAAGGGTGGTTTAAACACCAACCTGAGCGAGATTGAGATGCTCCGACAGCCCGGAATTGCTACACAGTTGAGAAACTTTGAGGTTGACCCCGATGGAGGCTATCGTAGAGTTAGTGGCTTTACAGACTATGGCGGTGACGATGCAGCCCGTCCAAATTCTAGTAATGATATTTTAGGCATTAAGGTATATGCAGACGGCGTTATTGTTTGTAGCGGAACAAACATTTACTTTAGTAATGATGGTGAAACTTGGCTACAGATTAATAAGGCTAGTGTTGCAGGAAGCGGTGACAATCTAACAGCCTTAAACGGGCGTTCAGTTGCTGCAAGAACTGCACAGGGTCAAAGCTCTATAGCCTTGTTTGAAGGCAGTAAATCTATATACGGAGAAATAGTCATCTGTGACGGGGCTAACAAGCCTTTTTACTTTTACATGACCGGAGCGGGAGCACTCAGCACCCGTACATTTTTTGTAGCTGACATTACAGTAAGCAGCACTGACGCTCCTTCTATTGCTACTGTACACAATAACTTCTTAGTAGTTGCAGGTCAAACAAATGCCCCTAACACGGTACGTAATAGTCATCTCTTAGAAGTAGATAATTTTACAGGCTCTGGCGCTAATGAGGTTGTATTAGCCGACAGGGTTGTAGGACTTAAAAGCTTTCGTGGTGACTGTATTGTTTTCTGCCGCAACAGTATTTATAAGTTTGTTAATATGGAAGACAAGGCAAATGCTGCTATTGTCCCTATTACAAAAAACGTAGGTTGCGTAGACGGGAATAGCATCCAAGAAATTGGCGGTGACCTAGTGTTCCTAAGCCCTGATGGTGTTCGTACACTTGCAGGTACTTCACGCATCGGTGACGTTGAGCTGGCTTCTGTAAGTAGAAATATCCAGCGACTAATTAGTAGCATTGTTGATAACATTAACGTGCTTACAATTTCAAGCGTTGTACTGCGCTCTAAGTCTCAGTATCGCTTGTACTACAATAACCCCTCTGTAGCCGCCTCGTTTTCAAAAGGTATTATTGGTACTTTTACAGGCCAAGGTTTTGAGTGGTCAGAAACACTAGGCATTGAAGCTACCGCAGTAGATAGTGGGTTTCTAGCTAATGGTCTTGAAGCGCTAGTTCACGGCGACACAGACGGATATATTTATAACCACGACAAGGGCATTACCTTTCGTCACGGCGGCGCAGCAGCAAACATTGATGCTATATACGAAACACCCTATTTAGATTTTGGAGACATGGGAACACGGAAAACTTTGCAGTACGCAAAGATTTCAGTAACCCCCGACAGAGAATCAGGAGGGTTTTCAGACCCAACATTAAAAGTTCAGTACGACTTCCAAGATATTAATGTTCAACAGCCTCCTTTATATCAGCTACCTACCATACGAGCTGGCTCATCTTTTGGTGCTGCTTTTTTTAATGCGGCCTTCTTTGGCTCAACGGACAATCCGCTTATACGCCAGCCAATTGAAGGAAGCTGCTATACCAGTAATTTTAGGATTGCAAGTAACGACCAAGAAGCATCTTACACAATCAACGGCATTTACATAAACTACGTTCCCGCAGGCAGGAGATAATTAGATGGCAGGCACAAGCTATACAAGACAAAGTACAATTACAGACGGTAACTTGATTACTGCGGCTATTTTTAATAACGAGTATAATCAACTTTTAAATGCTTTTGCATATGCAACAAGCAGCACCACAGGCCACCAGCACGATGGCAGCGCTGGTCAAGGCGGCAACATTGCTAAGATTGGCGACCAAGACTTTAAAAACAAAGTTGTAATCAGCGCAACAAACAATCGTATTGAATTTTACTCTGAGGTAAGTAACTCGCCTGTTGAGCAGGTACGCATTCAAGACGGTTTAATTACACCTGTAACAGACAGCGATGTAGACCTCGGTACAACCTCTGTAAGATTTAAAAATGCCTTTGTTGATAGTGTAACTGTAACTAACAACATTGTTGTGGGTGGAACTGTAGACGGTCGTGATGTTGCAACTGACGGCACAAAGCTCGATGCAATTGAAGCCAGTGCTACAGCAGACCAAACTAACGCAGAAATTCGTACAGCCGTTGAAGCCGCTAGTGACTCTAATGTATTCACGGATGCAGACCACAGTAAGCTTAATGCAATTGAAGCTAGTGCAACTGCTGACCAAACCGATGCACAGATTCGAGCAGCCGTTGAAGCCGCTACAGATTCAAATGTGTTTACGGATGCTGACCACACAAAGCTCAATGCAATTGAAGCTTCAGCAGACGTGACCGATACTGCCAACGTAACAGCCGCAGGCGCACTGATGGACAGCGAGGTTACTAACCTTGCACAAGTTAAAGCCTTTGCTTCTTCTGATTATGCTACGGCTGCTCAAGGTGTTTTAGCTGCTGCGGCACTCCCAAAGTCTGGCGGTGCAATGACTGGAGCTATTACAACCAACAGTACCTTTGACGGCGTGGACATCGCTACAAGAGATGGCGTTTTAAGCAGCACTACAACTACCGCTAATGCGGCACTGCCTAAAGCCGGTGGTGCTATGACTGGCGCTATTACAACTAACAGTACCTTTGATGGTCGTGATGTAGCTACTGACGGTACTAAACTAGACGGTATTGAAGCTAGTGCGACCGCTGACCAAACAGCCGCTGAAATTCGTGCAGCAGTTGAAGCTGCTACCAACTCTAACGTGTTCACTGACGCTGACCACAGTAAATTAAACGCCCTTGAAGCTTCCGGAGACGTTACAGACACAGCAAACGTAACAGCCGCTGGCGCGTTGATGGATTCAGAGCTTACTAACCTAGCACAAGTTAAAGCTTTTGATTCTTCTGACTATGCTACAGCAGCACAGGGTACTCTAGCTGCTGCGGCGCTCCCTAAGTCGGGCGGCGTTATGACAGGTGCTCTTACTGTCGGTGTAAACGATACAGGATATGATGTTAAGTTCTTTGGCGCTACCGCTGGTAAATCTCTTCTTTGGGATGAAAGTGCTGATAGCTTAATTGTTACAGGAAGTGACGCAGGAACGGCAGGATTGTTTGTTGAATCTAATACGGCGGGAGTTGGCGCAAGACTAGACACGATTGACGCAACCCTTTCCAACAATGCGGCTCTTACTAATAGCTTGTTATTAGACAGTGATAATCACGCAATCATTAGAACGGACAGCAATAACAACGGCTCTGGTGACTTTTATATCACTGAGAGTTCTTCAGACACAGCGCGTATGCGTGTCGCTAATAATGGCGATGTGAGCTTTTATAATACTGCGGGCACAACGGCTAAGTTGTTCTGGGATGCGTCTGCGGAGTCTTTGGGTCTGGGTACCACTTCTCCTAGTCGTCCGTTACACATTTCTACCGCTGTTGATACTGTGGCACTTTTTGAGTCTACAGATTCTAACAGCCGCATTGAGTTAAAAGACGGAGCTGGAAGTTCTTTTGTAGAGAATGGAGGTGGCATATTAAGGTTAAAAGCTGATAGTGCAAATGCTGTGGCAAACTCTAGGATTGACTTTACTATAGATAACAGCGAGAAGGCGCGCATAGACACATCAGGCAACCTGTTGGTGGGTACTACTTCTGTGCAAGGTGCAGGCGGTGTCACTTTAGCTGGTGCAGGCTATGTCTATTCTTCAAGACCAAGTTCCACTGCTATTTACGCAGACAGAACAGGCTCAGACGGTGCTATTCAAGAGTTCCGCAAAGGCGGCACAACCATAGGTAGTATTGGTACACAAGGCGGTGACAAACTTACTATTGGCAATGGTGATGTTGGTATTGCTTTCAATCCAAATGCTGACAGTATTTACCCGTGGAACACGGCGACAAATGCTGCTCGCGATGCTAGTGTGGATTTAGGGTATTCGAATATTCGCTTCCGCAACGCATACCTATCAGGCAATGCAAATGTTGACGGCACAGTTGAGTTTAATGGTTTGTCTGGCACCGGCGCTGTTACAGTCACTAACATTCTCGATGAAGATAACATGGCAAGCAACAGTGCTACTGCTCTTGCTACTCAACAGTCTATTAAGGCTTACGTTGACGCTAACGCTGGTGGCGATGGAGGCGGTGAAACTCTTCAGCAAACTCTAGCAATCGGAAACACCGTAACTACCGACACTAAAATACAGTTCCGTGATACTGGGCTTTACATTAACTCCAGCGCTGACGGGCAGCTTGACATTGTTGCAGATACTGAGGTACAATTAGCAGCAACCACGTTTGACATTAACGCCGCTGTAGTGACAAACGGTGATGTTACAGTAGGTGATGATTTAAGTTTATTATCTGACAGTTCTAAATTAAACTTTGGTCTTAATAGTGATGTGTCGCTTACTCATCAACACAATTCGGGTTTGCTTTTAAACAGCACTAGAAAACTTTATTTTAACGACACAAGCCAATATATCCATGGCTCAGATACTACCAGATTAAAAATGGGAGCTACTAACGAAATTGAGCTTAACGCTGCTGTTATTGATGTCAATGGTAATTTAGATGTCTCAGGAAATATTATAATCGCAGGTACAGTAGACGGTGTTGATATTGCTACACGAGATGGTGTGTTAACTACTACTACTAACACCGCTAATGCTGCTTTACCTAAAGCTGGTGGTGCAATGACTGGAGCTATTACAACCAACAGTACCTTTGACGGTCGTGACGTAGCGGCTGATGGTGTAACGGCTGACGCAGCTCTACCTAAAGCTGGTGGTGCAATGACTGGAGCTATTACAACCAACAGTACCTTTGACGGTCGTGACGTAGCGGCTGATGGTGTAACGGCGGACGCAGCTCTACCTAAAGCTGGCGGTGCTATGACAGGCGCTATTACAACTAACAGCACTTTTGACGGTCGTGACGTAGCGGCTGATGGTGTAACGGCTGACGCAGCACTGCCCAAGGCTGGTGGTGCAATGACTGGAGCCATTACCACAAATAGTACGTTTGACGGAGTGGACATTGCTACACGCGATGGTGTGTTGACTACTACTACTAACACCGCTAATGCTGCCTTGCCGAAAGCGGGTGGAACTATGACTGGCGTTGCTGTTTTTGCAGCAGGCATTACAGAAGACGCTGTAACGCTTACCGGAACCTCTACAACTATTGACATCTCAGCCGCTACTAACTTCGTACACGACCTCACCGGTGCTACTACTTACACGTTTAGCAACCCAGCGTCCACAGGCAACGCCTCTAGTTTTACGCTCAAGATTATTCAAGGCTCTACAGCCAGAGCAATCACTTGGCCTTCTAGTGTTGACTGGGCGGGAGGCACAGCGCCTACGCTAACAGGAACTAATAACGGTGTAGATGTGTTTGTATTCTATACTATTGACGGCGGTACAATCTACTACGGCTTCACGGCTGGACAGGCGATGGCATAATGGGATTTATAGCTAATAAATTAATGAAGCTCGGCCCCAGCTACACCCCAGAATCAGGCCAGTTTACTAAAGGCTTAGTAATGGGGGCACAGGATGCAACGACTGTAAATGTTGCTGATGTAGATAATATATCAGTTGTGGATAATGTTGCTAGTACAAGCTTGAATATTAGCTACGCAAGTTCTGTAGATTCTACAAGAGATTTAGGTTTTTTCTGCAATATACTTGTCGATGAACTAACCTGCGTAGATTTTAGCGACATAGGAAATGTCAGCATAGCAGATTCACTTGTAGATTCTGACAAATTTGATTTTACAAGAGGTGTTGCAGCAGACCCTACTACAGAGATTGTTTATGTGTCTGGCAGTAGCCCCAACTACTTCAATGCTGTTGATTATAGCGACCCTACATCCCTGTCTATAACAAGCAGTCTATCTACCACTTATGGTGGAGATTTAATTGTTGTGGACACTGCTAGAGACACTGCATTTATGAAGGCAGGGGCGCGACTTACATCTATTAACATAGCTAACCCCGCTAGTATGTCAGAAAGAACAACTTTAACTTCTGCCAGTAACATGAACACCGCTGGCGGGTTAGCAATAGACACTACTAACAACCTTGTTTTTACTGGCCACTATGGTAATGATAAAGTTGCCGTAATAAACACATCAAATGTTGCGAGTTTATCGGTTATTAGTAGCCTTTCTGACAGTACAAACTTAAATCAACCAACTGTACTTGCAACTGACGTAAGTAAAAAGTTACTTTTTTGTTTATGTGTGGACACCTTATCGGTTGTAGATTATAGCAATACTTCATCTATGAGCATTACTGACACTGTTTCTGAAGCTAATCTTGGTGCAGGAAACAGTCGAAGCCTAGCAGTTGACCCAGTGCGAGAATTAGTTTTTGTTAAAGCTAGAGCTGAGGATTTCACCGTATACGTCTATGATTATTCAGACCCGACTAGCTTAACCTTGGCAGCAAAAATAGTAGGCTTGAACTCTGTTTTTTCCGGCGGCCTCTTTGTATTGGGCGGCATAGCATCTTAATTAAAGGAGATAAAAAATGTTAGTAAAAATAGTAAATGACGCTGTAGATACTTTTCCATATAGCGTAAGAAAATTAAAAAAAGAAAACCCAAACACTTCTTTTCCAAAAGAAATGCCCCCTGAAGCCTTAGCTGAGTGGGGGGTCTACCGAGTAGAGACGGCTACTAAGCCTACACCGGCACCTAGTCAAACCGCTGTGCCTGACGATTCCCCTGCGCTTGTAGATAGTGTGTGGACTCTAGGCTGGACGGTTAGAGACTGGACGGCAGAGGAGTTATCACGACTTGCTAGAAATGCTAGATATGATAGAGACGAAAAGCTGTCTGAATCCGATTGGACGCAGATGCCAGACTCGCCGTTAGATAGCACTACAAAGGCTTCTTGGGCTACATATCGCACAGCACTACGAGACGTAACTGAACAGTCTGGTTTCCCTACTGATATTACTTGGCCTACAGCGCCTTAAATTTTAAACGAGACGGAGAAATAGAATGGCAGTAACTTGGACAATCGCAACCCTTGAACGCAACACTGATGACGGTGTTGTAGTAGCACATTGGCGCGCATCAGACAGCGAAGTAGTCGGCTCTGGTGATGACGCTGTAACACACTCAGGTAGCAGCTATGGCACTTGTGGCTTCACACCCGATGTAGACGCAGAAGACTTTACACCCTATGCAGACATCACAGAAGCTCAAGCTATTGGCTGGGTAAAGGATGAGATGGGCGAAGAGGCTGTTGAAGGTCTTGAAGCCTCTATAGCCTCACAGATTGCAGAGTCTAAGGCTCCTGCGATATCTGTAGGAACACCTTGGTAAAATGTTAGCCGAGATTGCAGCAGCTAACGCAGCTTTTAAAGTCATTAAGACTGCTTTAAGCCACGGTAAAGAACTTTATGATTGTTCGGAAGCTGCTCAATCTTATTTTAACAACAAAAGCATTATAGCCAAAAGAGTATCTCAGAAGGGCAAGTCAGACCTTGAGGCTTTCATGGCTCTTGAAAGAATCAAAGAACAAGAAGAATGGCTGAAAGAGTATATGATATATGCTGGCCGAGCTGACATGTACAGCGACTGGCTAAACTTTCAGAGCGAGTGCAAACGCGAAAGAGAACTAAAAGCAAGACAGGCTTTAGCTAAGAGGCGTTTAAACCTACACCTCTTAAAGCAGTTTATTACATTTGCGGGCTTAGCTATAGCGTTAATTCCTGTACTTGCTTACGTAGTAGTTTTACTTTTTAAAAAATAACTTAACCCCCCATAGGATTAACATGATGACCGTAGAAGAAGGAAAAGAAGTAATAGATATTGCAGCAGCATCAACAGGCATAATGTCCTTAGCAGCTTGGCTGCCCCCTACTGCATCGCTGTTTACTATTATATGGTTAGGCATTAGAATATACGAATCAGAAACAATTCAAAAGTTAGTAAACAAGGAAGACTAAATGCAGTTCTATATTCTGACCTCTGGAAATTTAAAAGCTCTCAAGCGTCACTTTGACTCTGAGTACAGTGGGTTTAAGAAAAAAGATGCAGTAGTAATTATTAATAGTTTAAATGAAGACTACATTAAAGAAGCTGTAAGTTACTGTACTAAGAAAAAGATTGAGCACCACGTTACCGAAAGCAATGGAACACCGGCAAAGGGCAAGAACTCTTTGCTAGAAGCCTTCCTAGCTTCAGATAACGACTACTGTGTAATGATAGACGGAGATGACTTTTTAACTCCTCACGGTGTTTGGATGTATAAACATCTTGCAGGACTAGAGACTCCACCAGATGCAGTATGCTTAATAAACCAAAGGTCTATAAAGAAGATAAACCATAAGCCGTATTCTGTAAAGCCTTTTACTGTAGACTATGAAAACTTATTAACTTTAGACTACTTGCACATGTTTAATGAACTGCGTGGGTTGAGCATTCCAAAGGCTACATATTATAATACGCTATACAACAACTACTATACTGAACAACGTAAGTATAGTGAAGGCGATGAAATACATTGTCGTGTTACATGGGTAAGTAAAAAGGCAGCAAGTTTTAAATTCAACGAAGAGTTGATAATCGGCGAAGATACTTTACATATGCTGCGTTTAAAACATGAAGCTTTAGAAGGACGCTTAAACTTTTACACTAATGACGAGCAGCCAGCGACCTACATATATGACGAGAGAACTCCCGGCACTGTTCAGAAGACATCTAAGTTTGGAATAGACTACGAGTGGATGAACGACTACTTAGTTGCTTTGGAGGAGATGGAAAAGAAAAACTATCTCCACGAAAACACAAGGCTTCCTGAGTTGAAGATAGACTACCCGAAAGACTATGTGTATGATGACTATGACCTCACTAGCGAATATGCACACAAGGTTAATAACGAATATATAACTTTTCCTAAAAATGCTACTGACACCGCAGTAAAGAAGTGTCACAAGTTTTTAAAATCTTTAGAAAACCAACAAGCAGCATAGCGTAGGAACACATTAATGCGTAAGAAAACTCAGTCAAAAGAAATGAAAGCTTTAAGGGCTTTAAAGAAATTAAAGAACTATAGAGCTATGGCTTATGGTGGCGCAACAATAAACGAAGTTGTGACTTACGGAAGCAGCAGCGGCGGTGGCGGTGGTGGTAATTCTAATTACAACACTTCTTATAATAACTCTGCTGCTAGTTATGGTGGCTCTAGTGGCACCAACTATGGCGGAGGGACTGGCGGGGGTGGAAGCTCTACAAGCGCACCGCCCGTAGAAAAACAAGAAGAAGAAGAAGTAATAGACGAAATTATTGTTGAAGCCGAACCAATTCCTGAGCCTGAGAAAACATTAATTAGTGAAGGCTTTATAGATGAAAATGGAAACTATAATGCTCCTGTTTATAGCCTCTCTACTTCAGGTGCTAAGACACAAGAAGAGTTAGACGCAGAGGCTGAAGAGTTTGCGAAAGACAATCCAGAAATGACAGAAGAAGAGCTGGAAGAAAGAAAAAGAAAACGTGAAGAAGCAGAAGCAAACAAAATATCCCCCGAAGACAACGCAAACGTACAAGAGGCAGTAAATACAATGAGTAGTGTAGCGAACGGTTACCCCGGAACATCTGAATACCCAAGCGGCGGCACAGCGACTGAAGGCAGTACAGGCGATGTAAATACTAATGCTGGCGGTGCTCCAACAGACATTGAGCAAACAAACCCTACGTATGTAGCCCCCGAAATGGAGGCTGCAAAAATAGGTACTGCTGCTGGTTATGCGCCCAATATTACTGATGTGCGGAATATTGAAAAGCTTGACGATGCTGGAACTACTTATGCTGGTACAGTAGATGCTCCCGCAGGCGTAGGTTATAGTTCTCAGAAAGCCCCCACTAAAGTAGAAGCGCCATCAGGCATGGAGGGCGAGACATACACCGCAGAGCAGGCTGGGTACGGCACAGATGTCACAAATGCAGTAGGCACAGTATCTGAAGAAGCTCAAGCTGAACTAGATGACGCTACGCTTACAGCAAAAGCTGAAGCTGCTGAGCGTAATAAAGCTGAAGAGAAGCTGGCTGAAGCAAGCGATAAAATTGTTTTTGACCCCAGCAAAGGTGCTTATGTTAATGAGGTTACTGGCAAAACTGCAACCGTGGAGCAAACAGAAGCAGCAGAGAAAAAAGACCGTGCTCTTATTACAGACGCTACTATGTCTGAAGGGGATGCTGCAAAAATTAAAGATATAGCTGGCTTTGACGCAGCTCAGCGCAGAACAGTTAAGGGAACCGCAGCTAAATCTTCAGCGGCTGAAATGCTTACAGCAGTGGCTGAGATGCCTCCTGAAATTGCCGCTGCTATTGTAGAAGACCCCGCAACAGTTGAGATAGCTTTAGACAAAGAGCCAGTAGAAGTAAGAGCTGCTATTGCCGCACTGCCTACAGAAGCTTTAGTATCTTCACAAATTGAAAGCTTATTAGGCGGGATGGAAGACGGAAACGTGCCGCTGTGGGCTAAGCCTGCGGTGTCGCAAGTAGAGCAGATGTTAGCTAAGCGGGGCATGACAACTTCTACTATAGGCCGAGACGCTTTATTTAACGCTATTATTCAATCTGCGATGCCTATAGCTCAAAGCAATGCTCAAGCACTCCAGTCTCGTGCAGCTCAAAACTTGAGCAATGAGCAGCAGGCCAATATGTCTACAGCTACGTTGGACATGCAAAGACGCTTAGCAAATTTAGCTAACGAGCAAACGTCTTATTCGCAGACAGCTCAAATGGCTCAGCAAATGTCAACACTGCAAAGCCAGTTTAGACAAGATGCTGTAATGACAACCGCTCAGCAACAACAGCAGACACGTACTCAAGACCTTGCTAACCGACAAGAAACCGCTAAAGTTAATGCAATGAACGACCAAGCAATGCGAGCGCAAAACCTTGGTAACGAACAGCAAGTTGAGTTAGCTGAAATGCAGTACATGAATGCTACTGAGTCTGAGAACATGTCTGCTTTGCAGCAAGAGCGGATGGCTGAGTTCCAAGTAGCCGCAGACTTCATGTCTAAAAATGCAGGATTTGTTCAACAGATGAACCTTGCTAATTTAAGCGCCGAGCAACAAACAAAACTGGCTAACTTAACTTCTCAGAATCAAGCAGCAAGTGAAACCCTTAGTAACGAACAAGCAACAGAGCTTGCAAATTTAAATACTAAAATGCAAACTAATTTGTTGCAGGGTAAAATTGCAGCAGAAATGAATCAAGCACAGCTTACCGCCGACCAGCAAAGAGCAGTCCAAAACGCTTCAATGGTTGCCGGTGTAGATATGTCTAAGTTTAGTGCTGCTCAGCAAGTTGAGTTAACTAATAGTAAGTTTATGCAGACTATGGTAGCTACTAAGTTTACCGCTGACCAGCAAGCCGCAATGCAGAACGCTACCGCAATGGCAACTCTGGACATGGCTAACTTAGACAAGAACATTAAGCTTGCTGCACAGAACGCACAGGCTTTCTTGCAGATGGACATGACTAACTTGAGCAACGAACAACAATCAAATGTACTCAAAGCTCAGAACCAACAACAAGTCCTATTGAGCGATACCGCAGCTGAGAATGCTGCACTTCAGTTTAACGCAGCTAACGAGCAACAGACACAACAGTTTATGGCAAGCCTTGGAGTGCAAGTAGAGCAGTATAACTCTTCTTCAAATGCAGCACGTGAGCAGTTCAACGCTACTGCACAAGATAGAGCGGCGGCAATAGATGCAGGCAACGAGTTACAGGCCGCATCACTCCAAGCTCAGCTAGACACAGATGTTGCTAAGTTTAACGAACAACAAGATTTTCAGCGTGACCAGTGGAATGCCTCAAACGCACAGGCTGTTGAGCAATCTAATGTTCAGTGGCGCAGACAAGCTAACTTAGCTGATACCGCAGCGCAAAACTCTGCAAACCAGCAAAACGCTCAGATAGCTTATAACTTAACATCTCAAGAACAGACGCAGCTGTGGCAGCAGTTACGTGATGAAGCCGCTTACATTCGACAGAACTTTGAAAACGAGCAGCAACGAAAAGCTCAGATGTTGGCTACAGCTATTGGTAACGAGAAGGTGTTTAAGTCTGACGACAGAACAAAAGTTTCTGCAATGTTAAATACACTTAACACAGCTATTGGTTAAAGCTAGCAACCACAACTCTAAATAATTAAACACTAAAGGTATTAAATAATGGGATTTTTTAAAAGCATTAAAAAAGGTTTTAAAAAGGTTGGCAAGGGCTTCAAGTCTGCGTTTAAGTCTATCGGCAAAGGCATCAGGTCTGCTATGAGTAAGGTGGGTAAATTCATGGGCAAGATTGGCTGGGTAGGCCAACTAGCTTTGATGTTTACTCCAGTCGGAGCTATGATGAGTAATATGTTTTCAAGTATAGGTAACGTAGCTGGAGGCATGTTTTCAAATGTTACAGGAGCTTTAGCTAAAGGCGGTAAGTTTGCTCAAGGCGCTGGTAAGCTTCTTGAGGCCGGTGCAAGCTTTGCAAAAGCAGGACACTCAGCGTTCAGAACTATTACAGACGGTGTTGCAGCATTTACTAATGAGTTTGTAGGCGCAACATTAAATAAAATTCCGGGGATGGAAAGCCTGTTGCCGGGAATTAAAGGCAAAGAGTTTGGCAACCTTTGGAGCACTACTGAAAACGCAGTAATGAAAAATGCTAATCTTGTAGTTTCTAACTTTCAAGATGGTCTTAAATCTGGAGGTCAAATATTCTCAGCCACCCAAGCTAATGTTGTTAATGATTCTCTTGCGCTGACAGGCAAAGGAACTATTCCCGGCAGCAAGGCACAAACAGGCATGGCTGATAAACCTTCTACGTTTGTTGAAAATACAAGCAAGTCTACATTTAAAACGGGTGACCCAGTTCCGGGTCGAGAGATTCCTTCTACTGGTGAGATTGTACCTAATACATATGAAGCTGACGTTGAGGGTGACTTTTCTTATGATAAACCAACAAGTCAACAAATGATTAGTGAGTCTGGAGGAATTCAAATAGATAAACCTACGTTTGAAAAATCAACCAGCATGTTAGACAAAGTAACCGACTACGGAAGCAAGTTGTACGATAATGCTGTTACTTCGGTGCAGGGAATCCCCGACAAGATTTTAGAAACTCCGGGAAAGTTTGTAGACAGCATCGGCAAAAGAGTTGTCAGCGGCGTTGAAACAAGAGCTATGCAGGCTATTGGACTTGAAGACAAGACGGTGTACAATACAACTCAGTATAATGCTCATGTCCCTGAGGTTAACATGGCCCCAGCAGGGCAATACGCCTCTGCGGACATTAACGACAGAGCCATGCAGATTCAAGTTAGCGGCCAGAACCACTACCAGCAGAACCCTTACGGCTATGGCGCTTCTCAATACTTACAACAGATGGCACGGTCTACTGGAGGAACGGCATAATGGATGAAGAACTATACAACGCAGAGCGGTCTAAAATGGGCAGGTCTATTCCGGGCCAGTCGCTAACTAACGACCCCGCTAACCCAGCTCCTTATGAGAAAGCTCCAGAGATTACCAATGTTCACGAAGGCACTATTTACTTGTGGGACTTTATAACTGAAGAAACTGTTTACGCATCTCTGATGACAGGCATTGATAAAGGCGTACCTGTGATGGCTATTGTACAGGTAATTCTTTTTAACGAGTTTCAGAAAGGCAAGTGGAACCCTGACTTAATGTTGATGTTGGCTGAACCCTGTGCATATATTCTTATTGCCCTTGCTGAGCGTTTAGACCTCGACATTATAATCGACAATGACGAAGAAGAGGGGGATGTGTTTGGTGTTGATATGGAAGAAAAGAAACTAGAAGAACTAAGAAACTCTATAATTCCTCAAGGATTTATTACCGAAGAGATGGCGGGTGAGATGAAAAACCTTCCTACAATGGGAAGTCTTCTTGAGCCGCAACCAGAAGAAACAACTCCAGAATCTCCAGCGCAACCTAGCCTCATGGCACAACCTGAAGGACAATAAACATGGCACAAGATTCAATCGCATATGGTGAGAGCCTCTTAGCAGATGTTAGAGAAAGAAATGCTAAAGAACAAAAAAGAGCTGAGTCACGCGCAAAGAAAGATTTTTGGAAGGGCGCTGCTGTTAAGATAGGGCTTGACGTTGCTCAGGATATAATGGGTCAGCGACAGACGGCTTTCTTAAACAATGAAGAAAACATGGCTAACAAGCTACGAACCACTAAAGCTTACAACCAAAGCACGACAATTACAGCGCGTGAAACAGAAGCACAGGCTTTTGACGGAGGCTACGATGCTTATTGGGCAGGTCAAGCAAACACAGAAGTTGATGCGTACTTGCAAACTAAATTTGCTCCCGGCACGTATAATCCGTCTGCATACGCCTTGCATAAAAAACAACTTTCTTCTAGGTATGGACAAGAATTAGCTAAACAGCATAAGGAAGAGTTACAGTATACAAATGATTTTTTATCTGCTGGCGGCAGTAAAGACGCTTACAATGACCTTATTAAAAAATCAAAAGCAGGTACTCTTACTGGTGCTCTTTCTAATTGGGTTGGAAAAAGTACAGGTGTGCTTGACGCAGATTTGCATAATGATACTATTGCAAACCTTTTAGAATCTTCAGACAAGCTAACAGGTTACAACGTAGACAAAAAATCTTATGAGAATGCTTATGCACAAACAGGCGACTCTGCTTTGTCTGTGTTTATAGCTGAGCAAAATTTAGGCAGGTCTGATTTAGGACAAAAACCGCCGACTATTGGGGAAGTCATAATGGAGGAGGGTTCGTTTGGTGTCAAAACTCCTATGGTTCCTGTTCAACATTATAATGAAAACGGAAATCCCTCTTACATAGACTTTGTTAGACAAGGAAATGACGGAAGCATTAATTTAGACACCCCTCAAGCTACGTCTTCAAGGCAGGGCTTTGATTTGCTTTCTTCTCAAATTCGAAGTGCTACAGGCCCAGAAAAAGCATTCTTGGATGCTGGTAACAAGGGCGTAAGAAGCATTGCATCCGACAGAAGCGAAACGCTTACCGAAGCACTAGAGCAGAAAGTTAAAGATGCTGGACACAAGTCCACTAGTAAAATAGGTCAGCAAATGCTTCAAGCAGAATTTGATAATGTTGGAGCAGTTGCAGGCGCAGTTATCTTCCGTGCTAAAGAGGAGCAGTGGGCGCAAGCAGGCAACGCTAAATTAATTGCTGGAGAAATGGTTGCTCAGGCATACGAAAACGGAAACGCAGATAGAGCCTTGTCTGGTGCTGGATTAAGAAATCCTTATCATACTATGTTTGCTATTGAGGGGGTAATTAACGCTCAGAGAATGACGAATACTGACGGAATGGGTAAACTTGGCGGCGCTGATAATGCACTAAACCTTTATGAAGCTTACAGAACAGAAACAGTTGACGGCAGAGCTAAGATTGATGCTGCACTTAAAGCTAACAATAATTTTGACGGGAAAGTAGGGCCGTTGTTTGGTGAAATACATGAAACTATTAAGTCTCTTATTAATAGTAACCCTCCCATAAGAGGCACTGCTGAAACTCTTTATGCGAAGCACACGGAATTATTTCCAAAGAAAATTCCTGACAGCACTTCTAAAGTTCCTGTTGTTCCTGAAGAAGTTGTTGAAGAAGAAGCTGTTGAAACAGTAATGTCTGTTATTCCTGTCCCTGCTGAATTTAATCGGCGTGAAGAGCGAGCAGTCACTCTTCAACGCACCGCTTATAAAGATTTACTTAAAGGAAAAGGGCGTGTTCAAAAATTAGAAGAAAAACTTGGGCGTTTAAAACCAACTGATGCAGTATTTGACATGCTTAATATTCGTAAAGAAAGAGCTTCAAAAGAATTTCAAAATCTTTACAGTCAGTACATGAAAAACTACGGCCCAGCAGAAGAATAATTTAAAGGATAAAATTTAATGTCAAAAACTTTTAGTGATTATCTAAACGAAAGCCCGGATGCTTCTTCTGAATACTTAACAGAGTCTCAAAAACTAAGTAGCGACAACTCTATTATACCAGAAGGCTACAGCGTAACAGACTTTGAGGAAGACGCTTCAGTTCAAGTAGCTTTTGATAAAGTTACGGATTACTTATCAGAGCATCGTGGTTTAGGTTCGGCTTTAATCGACCAAGCAACAATAGGAAAGCAAACTGATATTCCTGAGTTCTTGCGAGATGATGTTGCACGTATCGGCTCACCTTTAAGCAAAGCAAATATACTTAAAGACGCTCCAGAAGAGGTGAAAGCAGCTTATCGTTTAATGCAAGATAGGTTTAATGCTGCTGAGCTTTCTGGTGCCGGTGAGTGGGCTTCTGCGGTAGGCGACTACGGCGCTGACGTACTATTCAACCCTGAAACTATCGGTGTACTTGGAAGCTTGTTTGCTACTCCAGCTACTGGCGGTGTCTCTGCTGTTGCAGGTGTAGCTACACGTAAAGTAGCTCAGCAGGGCGCACGTAGTGTACTAGCCAACGCTATTAGAGCTACTAAGGCTGCACAAACTGCTAACCCTTATAAGGCTGTAGCGGGCATTGGTGCTATCTACGGTGGCGCAGGCTCTCACGTAGCTCAAGAACTTGACTTAGCTATTGGTCAAAAAGACGAATATAGTATTATGGAAACTGCTCAAGGCGTAGGCATTGGCGCACTTGCGGGTATGGGTTTGTATGGTGCAGGCTCTAAAATTGGAAACAGATATTTTAGAGACGCTTCAACTCCTCGCAAAGAACCTTCTAAAGAAGTAGGCGCTGCGCTATACGATGATGCTTTAGATGGTGAATTTATTCCTGCTTCTGGTGGAACTCTAGTAGATGAAGCGCTTAGGTTAGGAGGCCCAGAAGGGTCAACTGCTAAAGTTGTAGACGGTTCTGATTCTCTTAATGCGGCAGCTAAGAAGTTTGCTGATGACTTAGGCGGCGGTGAGAAAACACAGAAAGAAATCTTGCGTATGATTCGAGCCGCAGCAGACTCTGAAGACACGGCAGAAAACGTAACTAATCGAGTTAAGCAAGGCTTGCACACTATTGCATCTGACCTAAGTGGAAATTTCTTTGGTAAAGCTGCTGGCGTGTTGTCTCCGATTACAGGGTTATCTGGAACTGCTGCTCAACTACAGAAAAAACTAAGCCATGAGTTTGGAATTAAATATAAAGTCCAAGACAAAATTGTAGAAAAAGACTTGTCTGAAGTACAGCGCGAAGTTACCGGGAAATTTAACGACCGCTTCCGAGCTATTGTAGAAGACATTTCATTGCACTCTGCTAAAGGCACATTAGCTGAAGAGATGAATGCAGCTTTAATGCTATCTGTTCGTAGCTCTAAGCCTATTAAACATAGCGGTTTTGATTCAGTTACAAACAAAGCAATCAACAAAGCCGCAGCAGGCGTTAAAACTTTATACTCTGATATGGGTGTACAGCTTGAAAAGATTGGAGTTATTGATAAGCTAGTTGAGAATTACGTTCCACGTATGTGGAGCCGCACAGCTATCGAAAAGAATAAAAAGGGCTTAATGGATTTATTTGAGTCTAAAGGAAATATGTCTAAAGGAGACGCAAGACGTACCGTTGATTCAATGTTAGACGTACAGAACCAAGTAGACTCTGGTGGAAGTGGCGGGTATTTCTTCTCATCTAAGCGTAAGCTTAACGACATTGCGGAAGACGCAGACTTTCAAGAGTTTTTAAATGATGACATTTTAGGTTCTTTACACGCTTATACTTTCCAAGCTGGTAAGTCTATTGCTAAGCATCGTGTACTGGGTGTTAAAAACTTTGATGAATTTAAAGGTTTTTACATTAACCGCATTCGTAAAGAGCTTGAAGAAAAGGGTGAAACTTTTTCAGCTAAGCAAGAAAAACAAGTTGAAATGCTTTATCGTACAGCTACGGGCGAAGGCTTGGAGCGTTACGGCAAGACAGCCCAAGACGTTGCGGATACTTACAGCTTTGTAAACCGAGTTTCTATGCTAGGCTTAGCAACACTGTCAAGTTTAACAGAAGTGTTTTTAAACATTGGTAAGGCTGGTGTACGTAACTCTGCTAAAGGGCTAGGTGAAGCTATAGAGGTGTCATTTAAAAGCCTTACAAAAGACCTTGAGACTAACCTAGTAACTAACAACAAGTTGACTGTTACAGAAGCTATGGCAGAGATGCGGCAGTTTAGTATCCACATTGACCAAGCGATGGCCCAAGTAGGAGACAGGCTTTCTGGAGACGCTTTAGTTAATGAGCGTTTACAAAATGCAAGTAACAAGTTTTTCCGTTTAAACATGCTAGACCAGTGGACTAAGTTTGTTCAAGCTGCGTCTTTTTCTAGTGGTAAGCACATGATTTCAGAAAACATTGAAAAGCTTGCAGCTAACGGAACTCGTAAGCTTGATAGCAGTATGCAAGTAAGAGCAGGTGAGTTAGCTGAGCTAGGGATTGATTACAAGAAGGCTATAGATTGGCAGAAAGCGGGCGCTAATACTGATGATGATTTTTATAAGTCTTCAGTGTTGGGCGGCGTAGCTCGTTATACAAACTCTGTAGTATTACAGCCTACAGCAATGTCTGGACTAAAGCCTTTACTTTACTCTAACCCTAAGACTTCTATTTTGTTTCAGTTGTTAAGCTATCCTGCTGCGTTTACAAACACCGTACTTAAAGGGGCGGCTAAGTCTTTAACTAAAGCTCCTGTACGCAACGGCGCTAAGTTAATTCCTGCGGCTTTAATTATGACGGGCATGTCACGCTGGACAAACTATCTAAGAACTAACGGCGAAAGTGAAAGAGGTAAAGACTTAGATGAAGTCTTGTATAACTCGGTAGCTCGTTGGGGCGGTAATGGTTTACTGCTTGATAGCTTTAATCGTGCTAAGACTTCTGCCAAATATTCTGGCAGCGCTTTGTCTTATGCTACTATGCCCTTTGGCCCCGCAAGTTCAGATGCTTTAAACTTAATTCAACAGGGAATCATTCCGGTTCTTGGCGGTAAAGTTCCCGTGCTGTCTGGTTCGTATATGGGCAAAAGCATTATTGGTGAAAAAGAAGTTACGCATTATCGAAAGAGCCTTCGTAAAGCACAAGAGGATGTGTTCGGCGGCTTAGTCCCAGAGTTTGATAAAGAAGTCAAAGCGCCCGGCTATGCTCTTGGTGGCCTTATAAACGTAGGAACTAAAGCAGTTACATCTTTAGGCAATAAAGTAATTTCTAAAATGTCTAAGAGCACTTTAGGAGCCGAAGAGTATGCTGATACAAACACAGCAATTTTAGAGGCCGCAACAGAAAACTATTTTACTCGTGAAACGCTTAGAGAAACAAGCGATAACATTGTAGACATAGCATACAGCCTAGAAGATTCAATGCTTTTTAGTCCCTATGATGATATGGATATTGCTTATTTAGACAGTAAAATATTTACAGAAATTAGAAAAGATTATAAACCTATTGAAGAGCTTGAAAAACTTCCTGCATGGAAGAAAGCTATGGAAAGTACAACAAAACAAGAAGCTTTAACTAACTGGACAGCCGCTCAAAAAGAGATGGGTTTTGATGAAGACCATCGGCATTATCTGGCTGAAGTTCAAGAGCAACTTGAAGAACGTGCAGACTTAGACCCTGACGGTGAAATAGACTATGTCGTATCTGAGTCAGTTAATAAATTAAGACAGCTTTACGAAGAAGTTCACATTAAAACAAGCCCTGAAGAAGTAGCTAAGGCTAGTGAAAAAGGACTTGATGACTCTGAGCTAGACGCACTTCACGATTTTATTTCTATTACTGCTCGCAACAGGTTACCCAAACTGTCCGAGGTTGGTTCAGACAAGGTAGCTCGAAATGTACTTATTAAGATAGCTGCCGAAGGAGACATTGACCTTAATACTTTTAAGGCTCCAAAGTTGCAAGACAGTCTTGAGGATGAGTACCCTAAAATGCTGAGCGCTAATGAGCGTTTAGCTGCGAGTGAAGATTATCGTAAATTGTCAACTGAACAAGCCATGATGTTTCGTGCAGAAACAAGCTTTCAAAAAGCTCAATCGTTTATAGCGTTTTCGTTTGCACGAGAAACAGGCGTACATGTCGGCTCAGAAGGAGCTGCTCACGTAATTGCTATTCGAGGGCTGCCTGATACTAAAGCTAAGGAAGCTTTAAAAGATGCAGCAGACGCTAAGAGTTTAAATCGTGAAAGTGCTGGAGAAATGTTTAGCGACCCACGGCTCTTAGAAGAAGAAATGCCTGAAATATCTTTAAGAACTACCGTTGGAGAAGACGATATTCCTGATGATGTTAGAGGATATGGAACGCAAGGAGTTGCAGACGAGTACGAAGTACAAAACATTAAGCCTATTACAATGAATGCGGGTTACATTGATGTTCGGAACCCTCTGGAAATTAATACTGACCTTGCCGGGTGGGAAGCTGAAAGAATACTTTCTCCCGGTGGTGGCTGGGACGAGTTTTTTGAACCTGAAATTTCAATGAGAGGAGTAGAAATCACTAAGAAGCATGAAGCAAAGATTAATGATTTAAGGGAACGCTCAGCAGAGTTTGAATATTTGTTTGTAGATGCCGATGTACAGGAAAACTATATTTCAATAGTAGACACTTATCGTTCTGACTTAAAAAGAAACAGCATTAACCGAGAGTTTAGAGAGCTTATAGAAGACTTAGGGTTTGATTCTATTAGATACCTCAATGAAGTAGAGCAGGGGTTTGTAAATCAGAGCGAGTATTCTTATATTTTGTTTAGACCTGAGCAGTTTAAGTCTACTACTGCGCGTGTCTTTGACCCTAAAGACCCCAGACACGGAGCTGCTTCTGGCGGCTATATTGTAAAAGGGGGTGATACGCTAAGCCAAATCTCTTTAGACAAAGGCATTGAAGTTGAAGAGATAGCTAGACTTAACAACATTAAAGACATCAATAAAATCTTTGAAGGTCAAGAGTTGAGATTTAGCGATAAGGCTCCAGACATGTTTACAGAACAAGCTGAAGTTGTTGCAACGTCTGAGCCTGTTCCAGAAATTGAAGTTGCTAAGGAAGGAATAGTAGATAGCGTTTTAAATAAAGTAAGCGGTGCTCAAGCGGATGTTACAGAGAGTATAACAGAAACTCTAGGCGGTGTCAAGGAAAATATTACAGAAACCTTTGATGAAGCTAAAGAATCTGTGACCAGCGGGGTAAGTAAAACCCTCTCAGCGCTTAGGAAGATGGTGAGCACTGACTTTAGTTCTAAGGGACGTACAGCAGAAAACACTGCTGGAACTACAGAAGCTCCTAGACCTACATCATTGATGGGTGATATGACTATGGAGCAAGTGCGTGAAGCTAACGCTCCAGAAGCTCCTGACTTGTCTGACACTAAACTACCAGACCTTGATTTTAGTTCTGAAGGACGTACAGCAGAAAACATGACTAATGCTGTAAGTACAGAAGACTCTGAAATAACACTGCCTAAGTTAGATATTGAAGGTATACGAGAAGCTGTGTCAACTCCAGACCCTGACCTATCTAATACGCCTAGAGTTATACGCAACATACAACGTACCCTTGTAGCCGGAGTTAATGTTATACCTGAAAATGCTTTGTTATATACTCGATACATGTTAGGCAATAAGCTTGGATTAGACATGCAGGCTTCTGATGTTCGTGTTGAAAAGTTTGGCACTAAACAGCAGGATGTGCTTAGAGCTACAATAGAAAATGCAATAAAAGCAGGTAGAACATCTGTTAAGTATTCTGATTTTCCAGATATGAAAAGCGGAGAAAGGCCAGACAGATTCTATAAAGCTCAAAGAGAAAGTCAGTCATTAGTAGACTTGGCCGTTACATCTCTAAAAGACCCTGTGTTTGAAATGTTCACAACTATTGGTGTATTTAATTTTAAAGACTTGGGTGAAGGAAAGTATGAAATTCTTCCTGACAAATATGATTTTAGTAAAGCTAAAAGCGGCGGGGAAAATAGAAAAGAAGCTATAGATGCTTATGGTAAACTCACTCACGCTGCTCAAGATATTAGCGAAGACTCTTCTAAAAGATATACATTTAATGTACGAGGCGTATTAATATGAGTGAATTCAAATACTTTAAACTAGAAGACTTTAATTGCCAAGAAACTGGCGAGAACGAAATGTCAAGGGACTTTATACACAAGCTTGACGAACTGCGGGAGGCGTGTGGCTTTCCGTTTATTATAACGAGCGGTTACAGAAGTCCAAATCACTCCATTGAAAAACGTAAGGAGAAAGCAGGAACACATGGTCAAGGTATTGCATCAGACATTAAAATTAGTTCGGCACAACAGAGGTACACGATTGTTAAGGAAGCTATCAAGATGGGATTTGGAGGCATTGGAATACACAGTGTCTTTGTCCATATTGATAACCGCTCTCGGAGTGGTGATAAACCTCCTGTAATGTGGTTGTATTGAGGGGTAGTATATGAGTATTTTAAGTTCACTGATTGGCCCTGTTACTGGGCTGCTTGATAAGTTTATAGAGGATAAAGACGCTAAGAATGCAATTGCTTTCCAGATTTCAACGATGGCAGAGAAACACGCACAGGAACTTGCGAAGGGTCAGCTTGAAGTCAATAAGGTTGAGGCGGCACACAAGAACATGTTTGTTGCTGGCTGGCGGCCTGCTGTGGGTTGGGTATGCGTGGCTGGCATGGCGGGTAACTTCATTGTTATCCCGATGGCTAATTTTGCGTTGGCTCTATCCGATTCTGACATCGTCATACCGCTGGTAGCTTTGTCTGAAATGATGCCGGTGTTGATGGGCATGTTAGGCTTAGGAGCTATGCGTACAGTAGAAAAATCTAAAGGCGTACAGAGGGAAAAGTAAGATGGCAGCTAAAAAGAAATCAACAGTAAACGCAGCAGGAAACTATACCAAGCCTACTATGCGAAAGAACTTGTTTAATAAAATCAAGGCGAGTACAAAAGGCGGTAGCGCAGGTCAGTGGTCAGCACGTAAAGCTCAGATGCTTGCAAAAGAATATAAAGCTAAAGGAGGTGGATACAAATGAAAGGCGTAAATCATTATAAGAAAGATGGAACACTATATACTGGAAGCAACCATAAAATGCCTGACGGTTCTCTGCACTCTGGGAAAACTCACGGCAAGACAAGTGTAAAGTTATTTCATTTAAAAGACCTGTCTGACACCGCTAAGAAAAAAGCTAGGAAGAAAAAATAATGGCGCTCGCAAAGTCCCAGAAGTCTCTAAAGAAGTGGACTAAAGAAGAGTGGGGTACTAAGTCAGGTAAGCCGAGCACTCAAGGTAAGAAGGCAACAGGTGAGCGTTACCTGCCTAAGAAGGCTATTAAGGCTTTGACACCGGCACAGTATGCAGCCACAACTAAAAAGAAAAAGGCCGATACAGCCAAAGGAAAACAGCATAGCGCCCAGCCTAAGAAGATTGCAAAGAAAACAAGGAGCTACAGAAAATGAAAGACAGTAAGCTAACCAACGCAGGAGTAAGCGGCTATAACAAACCGAAGCGCACACCTAAGCACCCGAAGAAAAGTCATGTGGTTGTGGCAAAAGAAGGAGATAAGGTTAAGACAATCCGTTTCGGAGAACAAGGAGCCAGTACAGCAGGTAAGCCCAAGGCCGGTGAATCAGAAACAATGAAGAAGAAGCGAGCAAGTTTTAAAGCCCGTCATGGTAAGAATATAAAGAAGGGTAAGATGTCTGCGGCTTACTGGGCAGATAAAGTTAAGTGGTAGTATGCAGTTGGGGACTTCGCTGTATGTTGAAGTCCCCAGTCATGCAGTATATGAAACAGTTTAAACAGTTGAGAAGGCTGTCAGTTCTCTCTCCAAGAACTCATGCATCTTCTCTAGCTTAGGCTTAGCGTCACGGATAATCTTACGCAACAACACAAGCTCATCCCCCTTAAACACTTCGTGCAGCCGGTCTTCAGGGAGGCCACCCATCTCTGTTAGGATGGCCCCTGAATGGTTAACGATAATTCTAAACGATAGTATATTAGCTTCCTTTGCTTTCATGTATATCTCCTATACTATCTCACAAGCCCCACCGGTACAAGCCAGCTCTTGAGAGCCTGTGGTGTTGTCTTCAGTTTCAAAGTAACCAAGGTCAGTCCAGTTAACACCTACTGGCATCGCTGACGTTAGCTTGTCGTATTCTTCTACAGTAATCTCTTCATAAGGAGCCTGTTGATATGTGTGGTCGCTGACGGGTAGAAGGCTAATGCCACTACAGATGTCAAAGTTATCCCATATCCACTGCGCTACTTGAAGGAACTCACTGTCCGTGTAGTAAACTGTGATGCTTGGCTTGTGCTCACACCAGTGGTTCTGGTAAGTCTTCCACAAAGCTAACTGCTCCATGGCTCCTACCATCTTTACTGTTGTGCTACCCTTCGGAGCCTTTACAGGAAACCCAAAGACTAACGATGACTCTGACATAACGTCTTGTTCAACGGGAAATCCTGCTGCTGACATGAAGGCTGCAAGCGGGTCTTTCTTGTCTGAACGGACACGACGAATGTAATAATCAGAGAAGCGAGGATGGATGCCACTAGCACTATCAACAAGCTGAGAAACAGTACCAGATGGCTTAACAGCAGTAACAGCCGTAGACTGGTTAATTCCAAGCTTAGCAGCCCATTTCTTGTTGGTCTTAATTGCAACATCTCTTACGTTCTCCAATACTACTTGACAGTGTGGTGAGTCAGCTCGGCTCAATAGTTCGTTGTCCATGATGCCGGTCATGCTTACACCCAGCAAGGCTTCTTCTTCAGTGTTCTTCTTCCAAATGTTCCGAAGGTAACGGAAGTCTGTAAGCGTTGCTTGAAGAGTACCGATGATAGCAGCTACTTCTGCTTTAGCCATTAGTGTTTCTTCAGTATCGTCTGCACGTACTACAATCTCTGAGAGGTTGCAAAACTGGTTACTGCGTAAAATTATCTCACTGCAAGGATTAGTTCCGAAGTCATGGTTAGGGTCACGGCGACCATTACGTGCTGCAATCTTCTGTGCTGCTACACGACTAAACAAACCCCGCTCGCCAGCTTTAGACTCATACAGTGTCTGCATCTCATTCAAGAAAGCCTCGAAGTCTGGCTTCTCTGTGTAAGCTACAGAGTTGTTAGCAAGTCTACGGTGACCTTCATTCTCCCACCATGCACCTGACTTAGCTTTAGCCATACGTCCATCAGACAGATTAGATAAGCTGATGAGTGCAGAACGTCTAACACCACCCACAACTACAATGTCAGCAATCTTACACACTACATCGTGACACTCAATGCTTGTTAGCTTACGACCTTCAGCCTTCTTGAAGATGTTAACACAGAAGTGGAACAAGTCATCTAGTGGTTGTGGGCCTGATGCTCTACCGCCAAAGGTTTCTAGTCGTGCGCCAGCTTCTCGAACACCGGTCATGTCCCACTTAGGAATCTTACCAGCGTACAACATAGCAATCAACTCACGGAACGCTGAAGCCCAGCCCACCTTACTGTCGCCTACTACAATGGTAGTGTCGGTCGGGTGGAATGACTCAGCAACTACAGGAAGCTTAACGATGAAGTTACGCTCAACACTAAACCCTACACCCGTACCGCACATCAACACGTACATTAGCTCATCAAAGCTGCGGGGCGAATCAATTGCCAGATACGAACAGTTAAACCCTGCTACGTTATCCTTGTCAAGCGCAACACCTGCTGTCATAAGGCAGCGCATTGATGGCATTACTTCGAGGCTGTGAATAGAGTTGTATAGTTTCTCTGCTGTCTTCTTGTCAATCTGTCCACGGTTAGACCAGAAGTCTACATAACGCTGTACTGTTTCTTCCCATGTCTCACGGCGGCCAAGCTCAGGCATCCATCGTGCATAGCGGCTCTTGTGTATAAACTGTTGGTACTGTTCCATTAATCTTTATCCTTTAACATAGGGTGGGTGAGTGTAACTATCTTCCATACATCTGAGTAGAAGTCGTACACATCTTGTCTGTTCTCATAAACTATAACCGCAGGTACATAGACTGGAGAGATTATAAAATAACCTAACGCTTTAGCCACAAACTTTATCTTATACAGCATCTTCATCGTCCTCCCAAACTCTACCGGCAGTTATAACAAAGAACGGGATAAGTAGTACCAGCCCATCAAATGCCATTGCGGTCATTTCGTTGTTTCGTATAGCCCAAACTGGGCGGCTATCACACGACTCTAAATCTAGGCCGATACCGAAGCGGAACTCAACGCTCCATAGCATGTTCATAAATGTTCCAGTCATCTACCAATACCTTTTTTATTTTCTGTTGTTGTTTAGTGGTGGCCTTGTTAGCCTTCTTCACTTTCTTAAAGTTCTTCTTGCGGTCAAACCTACCCCGCCGCTCTTCTTTTCTATCAAAATCGTCCACTAGAATTATTCCTCTGTGTCAAACTCAAAATAACCATCAAAGCCATTCATTATGTATTGCTCAATGCAGTTCTTTATCGTCTCTTCATCAGGTGTATCAGTGTGCTTGTGCGCCCTAAGATAACCAGCGTCTGTACCTTGCCCGACTATCTCTTCTATCAGTTTATACATTTTAATTCTCATTTCGATATTCCAACTCATTCTGCATTACTTCGTACAGTGCTGGAAGCATGGTTGCCATTTGAGTTTCGATACAAGCTGCTATGTGGTCATCAGTCATATTAGCAAGCTTGACTCGCTTGAAAGGCTCATCGCCGTTCTTACCGTATGTTCCCCAAGTCACCGCTTCTCGGATAACAGAATGAGAATCATCTGTAGTCACAGTAATCAGCTCTTCGTCGCCGTTTATAGAACGCCTGATATAAGCACAACCTCCATCCAGCATGTATTCTTTGCCGTTGGCATCCTTGTGAGTCACATAGTCGTGACGGTGGAGCGACTCAAGTATTGTACCATCAGGTGTTTTCAGTTGACTGCTTAGTATTTCACTCATGACCAATCCCCATCTTCAAACAAAAGTTCCTTTATCAGTTCAGCTAAGTACCACTGAGCTTTCTGAAGGTCTTCTACTGGCTTACCTTTGTAGTCATATCGCCAGAGGTACTTCATGCAGTTACCCTTGAGATAGCCGTTGAATGCTTCCTCAGACATAGATGCTTGGATACCTTCAATACATTCTATCGACCCCGTGTTGTAGTGGTTGGGGTTGTTGACAACATCTTCTTTTGTTTCTTCGTCAAACTCATAAGGCTCAGAGTCAATGCTAAGCCAAGCTGCGTCTTCCTTTCCCCAGCGAGCTTCATACTCCAACCGCCCCCTTTGGGCAAGACGCTGCTTGCACCACTCTGTTTCCTTCATGCTCTTATCAAGCTCTTCTTCGGCTGCGTCAAGATAAACCTTCATCTGCTCATCCACTGTAAGTTTCTTTACATCCCAGCAGTCCCCAAATAGGTCTACGTCTTCTTTGTAAGCTGTCTGCGGTGCGGGCTTTGTGCCATCATGTACCCAGCTAAAGTTTAAACGCTTCTGATACTCCTCAAAGGTAGGCTCCCCTGTTTCTCTAACTCTGTCCCAGTCTTGCGGGGTTGCGTCATTAATGCTCATCTTTAAAGTCCTCTCTGTTCTTTGCGGTAATCCAGTTGTCTGGTATGGTCTGTTCACTAAACCATCTAAAGTTGTTGGCTGATGCCCACTCTCCATGTGTACGCCTCGTGCCGTCTTTACGTACCTTGGCGGCTGGCATAGGAGAGTTAGGGTTGGCAAACAGAAACACTAACTCAACATCGTCTGGAAGAACCTTTGCTATCCAGATATACTTAGAGTATTCTGCACTGTCCCAGAAGCGACCCTTTGCTTCGAGCAGTATCTTCTTGCCTTCAATTTCTTTAACAAAGTCTGGCTCGTACTTGTGACTAATTGTGTACTCAACCTTGTCAACGTGAAACTCCCATGCATCTAGGATACCGGAGTGAAGCTCGTATTCCCAGTTAGAGTCGTAACCCTTAATCAAGTTCTTCTCAACGGGGCGCTTCACCCTCGGCTTCCTATATCCTTTGCGTACTTTCTTCATGTGACTCCTTTCGTTTAACGCTGCATCATTTTCCATTCAATGTCTTCATGGCTTACATCCTCAACCTGCTTCTTAGGAAAAATCTTAATTAGCTGTTTGATTTTGTTGCTCAACCACTTCAATGTATAGAAGCTGGTGTGGACTGTACCCCTAGCCCAGATGTGAGTTTGTTCTGGAAGCATTTCTCTGAAGTTATCTTTGTTAATCTTAGAAGCCTCCTCAGTATCAAGGAGGCTTTTAAGCCATTCAACCTGCAATGTTTCTGCATGTTTTTTTATACGCTTAGACTTTGTTCGGTTCATAGTATCTCATCTACCTTGGGTTCGACTACTACCTCTGTTAAGTATTTATAGCCTGTGGAATATCTAAAAGTTCTCAGGCCGTTACCGTCATTAGAATCTTTGTGGCATTCATGCTTATACTTACACCACGTACATCCTTTAGCTAATTGCATGTTTCCTTTCTTGCCGTCAGGGGTAGGATTATAACACAGTTTAGGTGGAATGTTAAGTTCTAATTCGTCTTTTAGTGTAATAATTGTATTCTCTATGTTGGGCTTGTCCAAGTCATCTGGAACAAACATACACAGCTCACCGCTTTCTTTGTTGATAACAAGGAAACCACCCTCGTCTGTTCCTTCTGCCTTCTCATAACCAGCAAGCTGTCCAAGGTAACCGAAGGGGTCGTCAGATGCTAACGTGCCTAGCCTAAACTTGTTGAAGGCAAACTTGGAAGCGGACTTAACATCTACTACCTGACCGTTAATCTTACAATCCATGTGGCCTACAACACCTTCGACTGTTACTTGCTTCTGCTCATCGGTGACGTTGTGTCCAGCCATCCTTACAAGCATGAGTACAATCTCTTCTAACACATGACCATAGAGAAACTTAATCTGTGTTGCACCGTCTACACTGCCACGCCCTTTAGGGTCACGCTTCTCAAACCACAACTGTCGTGATGGCTTACCTACGTTGGACATTCTAATGTTGAAGTTGGTGTCTCGTTTACGTGGTGTTGCCCAACTAAGGATAGCTTCTTTCATTGCAACCATTGTAAGGTCAAGCGCCTCCTCCGTTATTGGAAGAGGCTCACCACCTGAAAGTTTCTCAAGTAACTCATAGATGTCAGGGACTAAAGTATTAAGCGGCTTCTGGTTCATCTTCTAACTCCTTAAAGGCTTTGATTACATCTGAGGAAAATAGCTTCTGTAAGTTTAATAGATACATTTGACTGGCTCTATTGTCACCACCTGATACTGTTTTAAAACTGTCTAATCGTTTAACAATTTTTCTTAATGTGTTTGTATTGAATACAAGTGTACAGTATTCTTCATCACCAATACATAAGTTGTGAAACCAATAGTCAGATTCTGTTGCATCAATACCCGATGGTTTACCATAGGACTTATACTCAATGGCGATGTTACCTGTCTTCATCCACATCCCACGCTCTGACTTAACTTCTATCTTCTTGTTGGTGAGCATGTCTGCAATCTTATCTTCACGTATCTCGCCGTACTGTAGGTCGAGGTCGAACTTCTTTCTGTCTGCTTTAATGGGTTTCATGCCAGCCATCTCCGATATTGTAGTCACCATCTAGGGGACAATTTAATTTTAAGTTTATACCAGCTTGCACAATTGCTTGAACACCTAGTTCGCCTACTTGTTTTGCGTCTGATTCTTTACACTCAATCTGCCACTCATCGTGGACGTTGGCTACAAACTTAGCAGTCAACTTAGATTCTTTGAAGTAATCATCAAGGATAACCAGCGCCTCCTTCATTACGATTGCTCCAGCACTCTGCAACAGTGTGTTGAGTGCAGCATGTTCAGAACGTATAGCTAACTTACGACCGTCTAACCCTTTGAGGAATCCCTTTTTACTTTCTCGTTGTACTCGTTGGACAAGAGATTTAAATGATGGTAGACTATCAAGAAACTGGCTTCGCATTTGTCTGCCTCTTGCCTTACTTTGTCCAGCCACTGTCCCAAGCTTTGCATCTCCAGCTCCGTAGAGGAGGGCATATATGAAAGTTTTCGCCTGATTTCTTGATTCAAGTCCTGCAAGTTTTTGGTTAGCTGTGTGTATGTCTCCGTTGAGAATTTCATTTGTGTATGCCTCATCGTTCATGTAGTGAGCAAGCATTCTAAGCTCTAAGCCTGAAGCATCAATGCCTACGAGTTTGTTACCAGTCTCTACAGTCCAGCAAGCTCTACACTCTTTACCGTAAGGTGAGTTGGAGCTAGGTATCTGTGCCATGTTAGGATGGCTATGTGTCATGCGGCCCGTCACTGCACCGTTAGGATTAACATAACCTCGAACCCTGCCGTCATCCTCTACTGTCTTGAGCCAACTGTTTACCTGAGCTAAACGCTTCTGAAGCATTAGGTAAGTAGAAATCAGCGCAGCTTCTGGGATACCTTTAACTTTGTTTAGTGTACCTTCATCAACGATTGGCTGACCAGTAGGTGTAAAGTTCTTAGGAACCCAGCCGGCTGCAATCAACATATCACCAATCTGTTTACGAGAACCTAAGTTGAACTCAGTATATGTCTTGCGGGTTACCGGCTTGTCAGTGTTGAGCATCGCTGTCCACTCTTCGTCTGTAAGCCTGACACCTTTGTCGTGTTGGTCTTTAGCTGTCTTAGCTATCGCACCGGTCTTAGTGTACTGAGGCTTGAGTATCTGTGTCTCAACCTTGGGCTTGACAGTCTCATGTACCTCAGATTCTGTAGCATCTAGCTTCTCTTGGAACATTGCAACCATCAGCATAGCTTTCTTTACATCTAACTTGAAGCCGTTGTCTCGCTGCTTATCTATAATCCAAGCAACGTCATGCTCTAGCTTAACTGCTTGTGGGGTGTAGCCCCTGCTCTCTACTCGAAGCTGCTGATATACCTTTGTGTTTAACTCTACATCACGCTGGCAATACTTGAGCATCTCTGGTCGGTAGTAATCCCATGCATCGTCTTGCTCACCGAAGTCACCCTTAGCAAACTTGAGGCGGTAACCCCAAGACTCTAAGCCGTGACCGCCTTCTCTAGGTGGCTTGAAGAGACGAGATAGTACCAAGGTATCTACAATCTGTTTGTCACTGAGGTCGATACCTGCAATCTTTTTAATGGCTGGTAGGTCATAGCCAATTATGTTGTGACCGATTAGTTTCTTAGCTGCTCTAAGTAATCCGTAACCCTCTTCGAGCTGAGTGTTGTCAAACGTAAACACATCCAATGTGTCTACATCCTGAGCAACAATACAGTGTATCTTAGTGGGGTCAAGGCCGTCTGCTTCTATATCAAATACTAAGTTACTCATAGCTCATCTCCGTCAAAGGCATCATAGTTATCACCGTCATCTACTTCTTTAAGTCTGCCTGTTACTGAGTCGTAGTGTAGGCTACAAGCCAGTCCAACATCACCAGTGTATCTTGACTTCAGTACCCTGACCTTAGTGGTCGAAGCCTCTACCTCGTCATCTGATTGTTGGTTGCGCTCTAGTCCTATAACACAATCGCTTAGCTGAGCAATAGACTGTGAACCTCTAAGGTGTGAGAGTCCGGTTTCGATACCGTTCTCATGTCCCTTGTTACCTTCTACCCTACGGAGGTGAGACACAAGTATCAAGCCAGCACCTGTCTCTTCTACAAGAGAGCGGAGTCGATGCATGATACCATCAATAGCTTTGCGCTCATCGCCTTCCAATGCTTGAAGAACTAGCATGTGAAGGTGGTCAACTACAACCCACTTACAATCTAAACCTACAATCAAGTAGCGCAGCTTGCTGAAGATGTCTTCTAGGTTGTTGACACCAAGGTGAGCATGAATCCAAACCCGACCCTCGTTCTCTCCCATGAAGACCTTGCGGTAATACTGTTCGAGCTTCTCGTCACCTATCTGATTCTTAACACTGTCTAGGTGCAGCTTAGAGTTAGCTTCAACAGCCATGATACCTTCAGCAGTTCGCATCCAGTTCTCTTCAAGAGCCACGATGCCTACGTTATCTTTGGTGTTGTTGATGAGCCAGTGAGAAAGCTCTCTAGTTACAGAAGACTTACCTAGTCCAGTGCCGCCAGTAAGAGTAATTAACTCGCCAGCCCTCATACCTTCCAGCTTACCGTTAAGCCCAGCCCAAGGGTATGGAATGGACGGCAGCTTCTCTGAACGTAACCGCTTGTATTCGTCTAGCTGGGTAGACAAGTTCATAATCCCTGAAGGGGTGTAGACCTTAGCATCCCAGAAACAATTAACAAAGGAGGAATGCTTGCGCTCTTTGAGCATATCGTTAGGGTCTTTGAATCCCTCAGGCAGTGTCATCAGCTTAGCTTTGTTGGGGGTGAGGAGCTTAGCAATTGCTTTAGCTCCGTCCTTGCCCACTGCATCGCTATCGAAACAGATGACTACAGTCTCGAATGATTCAAGAAACTCTAGGCTATTCTTAACATCACGAGCACCTCCTTGTGCTCCAGACTTTATACTTACAACAGGCCACTTACTTCCGAGTAGTTCGTATGCCGCCATAGCGTCACACTCTCCCTCTACGATTGTAATAAACTTACCGCCTGATTTAAAGAGCTGCTCTCCGAACAACCCTGTTTCTTTAGAATCACCCTTCCAAGCAAACTGCTTGTTGAGCTTTCTAACTTTCGTTGCTACTTCCTCGCCCTTGTGGAAGTAGGGGTAGTGGTGGCTGGTAACCTGACCGTTGAGAGTAGTAGACTTAACGCCATACTTTTTGGCTGTCTCGATACTAATCTGTCGGTCAGTTAGGGCATTAAAACTAGAGCCACTACCGGCTCCTTGATACGCTGTGAAGTCCGTTACGGTATCTTGCTTAGGGGTTTGCACTTCCGTTGTGCCGTAGTTTTTAAAATACTTGTTGCAGCTAAAGCAGTAAGCTGACCCGTCATCGTTCTGACTGACTGGGTCGCTGCCTCCACATGAATCACATGGGAGATGGAATTTAACAAACGGCATTGCGTTACCTCAAGGTTAGGCTGCTACTTGAACTTCCATGTCATCGTCTTCTTCAGTGATAGCTTCATCCGTAAGTCTATCTTCTAGTAGGTCCTTAATGTAATTCGCTCCAGCTTGAAGCACTTGAATCTCATCGTTGGTGTTGTTAATCTTAACCATCGCTGACCGCAGCAGGGCAAAGTAACTCTGCCCCTCGTCATCCAGCTTGCTGATGTCGTAAGCTACATCACCCATTTTATATGTCATCATTAGATTGTTCCCTCCATCTCATCTTCTACATCGAACTCACCGCCATCGACTGAGCCGACAGACACTAAGTCTAATACCTGCATTGCTTGGAAGTCTAAACCCTTAAAGGTCTTGCCCTTCCATACAGATTCCCATTCCTTATATTGAATCTTAACTGCTGAGCCGTTACCGATACGCTCATCAATTGGATTCTTAGTAGAGTCTACAAGCTTAGGCGGCTGACGAATCATACCGTTAGGGCCATTGACTTTACGCTTGATGATGAGAGCTGGGCCTTCGTCCATGTCTTTAACTGTGTGACCTTGTGACCTGAAGGTTTGTGCAGTCTCTTCATCGACTACTAAGTTTACTGTGTACACTGGTTCGTAAGTGGTGTTCGGAGTTGTTACGCTTGCCCAGTATGCTGTTCCTGTTACAATAGCCATATTATCTTTCCTGTCGTTGGTGTAAAAGTGAGGTGGCATTATACCACAAGTTGTATTAGATGTGAAGCTTTATTTAAAATTATTTATAAGGGTGTAGTAATTCTGCAAAGAAACAAACTACAGCAGCGACACCCACTAGCCAGACTGGGCCGCCAATCAACACTAGCCCTAGCACTATCACTGCGGTTGTCAAGCGGCAGCGCTCTCATCAACCCGCTCTTTAACAAACAACCCATCAACCATCTTGCCTTTGCGGTGTCGTATATCTTCATAGGCATGAGCCATACAGTCATGGAGTGATAGGTTGTTTCGATGTGCCAAGTTGCATAGCACTACGATAATGTCTCCGATGTCGTCAATGATTGGCTGGCTGTTCATAATGTTTAGCCGCAACTCCTCAACTTCTTCTAAGAGTTTCTCAAACTGCTGGTGGTCTGTTGAACCGTGGATAAGATTACGGTCATGATGCCAGTGAATAATTCTACTTTCTAATGTATATGCCTCAGTCATTTACTTTCTTCCTCTCTTATATATCTAAGTAGTTCATCTGCTGTTACATCCCATTTACTACAGGCTTGCATTAAAGTTAACAAGCCTTTCATAAAATCGTTGTGTGCTGCTGCTAAGTTCTGACTCAATCTATGCTGCCCTCTGAAAGTAATCTTGAATAATTGTTTGTCGTTTATTTCTGGTGGCTGCTATGTTCCCCGCTGCTGATTGTCTCTTAGTAATAGAGTGAGTAGACCAATCAGTCAGTGCATTGTAAAAAGCCCAGCGGTTTGCACCAAGTCGTCTTCGATATGTGTTCTGCCAAGTGACCCAGATATATTCTAGTGAGCTATTTACTCTGGGCATCTCGTCAAGAACTTGACCGGGGGTATAGTCCGGGTTGGTGTTGATAATCTTTAAGGCTGATGTGGCGTTGATAGCTTCAGCGGCTGCTGTAAATGCTTGGATGTCAGTCATTGCTTCGTTACTCCACTGGCTCCAAAGCTCTCTCTCGTTTTCAAACAAGTCCAGTGCCTTAGTGATAACCCTACCGCCCAGCTCAATGTTTAAGTGTCGAGTATGCTTAGCTTTAAACACAGCAACCTCACCGGAAACAAACACCTGAAGATTAGTACAAGCTTGTTGTATAGCAGCGGCACTAATCATAAACGGCCATGTCCCATCAAAGCTTGACACTGCTAACAGTCCAAGGGATGCAGTGTCACCGTCTGGTGTGGTAAAGGTATGGGCTGGTAGCTTATACTGTACAAAGGTTCGAGAGCCGTTGTGCGATGTCCTGATAGTCTCTTGAATCCCTGTTGTGTCTAAGTCAGACCGCTCAATGATAGCCCTTGTAACATCAATCATCTCATGAGGTGCAACTGCTTTGTAGTCTAAGCCATGAACACCAAGCTGTGCTCCAGTGTCTTCACGGTAGATTACTTTCTTAGTAGTGTTCTGTACACTAGCTGCTTGAGTATGGTACTGGAGGATAGCTTCACCTATCTCGAAGCCTGCCTCGCCATAGCCACTACGCTTTAGCTCTGTCATATCTGATGTGTTTCTAAACATATTTACAATAGCATTCATATCAATCTTCTCCTAAGCAAGTTGCACATTGACCACTGTCGTAGCCATTATTAGTAGCTGCACCGCAACTGAAACACTCATAGGTGTCGTCATCAGGGCAGGGTCTGTTATGTTCTATCACGCTACAACTCCCTCGGTTCCGTTAATGTCTTTGATGTTCTTAAAGCTAATGCTTCGAGAGCTACCATGCTGTAGATAAAACGCCCACTTATAACAGTGAAAGATGTTGAAGCAGTCGCCCTTACTGACCTCGAAGCGGTTCTTAATTGTTCTACGTCTTACAATAAAAGACTTACCAAATACTGTACCATTTTTCTTACCGCTAAAGACTGCTGAGTGTGTAGCTTTTGCGACTAAGTTGAATAAAGTTTCCATAGTTTGTGACCTATTGTAGTTAATTGGTTTCCGATTTTACTTGACAGCCGACACCGACCCTGTTACAATAACTTAATGTCTTATAAGTTAGTTCGTAAGAACTTACTAACTTATAAGTCATTAAGTAATTGTTCTTATTTACTTGATTGTATTATACACTTGGTTATAAAGCTCAGTTGCAATGTCATCTAGTGTTTCAACCATGTCCTCATCTGGATTAAAGTCTTTGTCTTTAGCTAAGAAGGCTACACTAGTGTTTAAGTCTGCTAATATGTTGAAGAAATCATCTTTATTGGACATATTATTTACCTTTTATTGATTTGTTTAGTGTGTTTTGCTGTATCATAGTAATTATGTAGGGCTTATCGCTATACATACGCCCTACTTTGTGAGCATCTTCTAAACTAAAGCTAAAACTAGGGGTATCAAACTCTCCAAGCCAGTCAACACGCCACAAAACATTGCCTTCTTCAATTATATCTGAGCTTTTCATGTCGTCCTGCCTCATCTAAGTAACCGATTAGTTCTTTAAGTGGTATAAGTTCTAGCAAATCATAGAGCGGCTGGCCTTCGCCGTCCCTCATATCTTTCCATACCTGCTCCATAGCAGCTAACACCGCCTCGTCTTTAGTCATGATGCAATCTCGCTTTAGTCTTATCCATCCAAGCTTCAAAGCTACGGCGGTGTATCTGTTTATACTTACCGCCGCCTAGCTTAATAACTTTTTGTATATAGTGATAGGTCTTTAGCCCCTCCATTGCCTTGTTTAAGTCAGGCTCCATAGTGAAGCACCAGATATGTTCGGCACAAGTCTCTTTAAATTCTTCTTCAGTGGGTAGCTGCAAGGTTGTCTCCTGTCAGATAAGTATAGTGTACTTCGCTTACATGGTTACCATCTTGCCACCGCTTAGACTTGGTAGCTAAGAACTCACACCATGAATTCCATAGATTCTCACAGCCATAGTCCTCACATAGTCCTATGTAGTTCTCTATCTTGGCCCTATTAGCTTGGCTGGCCTTGTCTGTCTTAGGCTTAGGGTTAAGTGTAAAGTCTTTAGCATCTAAGTTATACATTCTAATGTTGTGAACATCCATACAACCAACCAGCCCAGCAATCAACTGACAGCAGAAGCCTGCCTTTGGTATGCCTAAGCCGTCAACCCTTAGGAAGATTATCATTAAGCTGTAGGCTTTCTCGTTGTCAGACTTACTAGAGTTAAGCACTGCCTTGACCTGTGAAAACATCATATGCTTATTGGACATAAGGTACTCATAAGTCTTTATCTTGTTACCCCATAAGAACCTAGACTCTAGCTTGTTAGCTCTTACATCAGCTATCTGGTCACCAACACCAAGCCAATTCTGTTGAATGCTTAGAGCTACCATGAGTATAGTGTCTCCAAAGTTATCAGCATTACGCTGTGAATATTCTTGAACGGCTTTGCAGTGAGTATTGAACATCGGCATTTCCTCGGTGGTGGTTTACCCTACAACTCAATGTCTTTTAAGTTAGTTCGTAAGAACTCACTAACTTAA